ATCTGGTTACGCAGTGAGACCGTGAAAATGAGCGCAGGTGCATCCTGCCGTCGGGTAGGTGGAATTTCGCGCACGCGGACAATTGATACGTCCTCACCCGCGAAATACTCCTTGCCGCAAGACTCTCTGAACCTGCCGGTCCAGAAAGACTTGTCCGCATTTACTCGAAGACCAAAATCTTCGAGTTGTCGGATCACGGCAGCAGCGTAATCTGCGGGGACGATTATATCGTCCCCGTAGACGCGCACCTGTCCCAGGAATGATACAACATCATTCCTGGTCACCCGGCGGCTGAGCGCCTGCTCTATGCCCATGAAGACAATGGTGCAAAACACCATTGCTTCCACTGGGAAGCAGAGCGCTGAACCCATAGACGCGTACTTGGCCAGGCGTATAACGCCAAAACCAGGTACATCAGCCTTCCGCGAACGAGTCGCATCCAACCCCTCTCCAACATTGGGGAAGTCTGCGACTAGAGCGCGTACGAGCTGATTGGAGACACGATCGGAGGCTTCACTAAGATCTAGTGTAGCCAGAGTCCCTGTAAGGGACCCTTTCTGAGCCATAAGGCGATTCACGCCCTGGTCTCGGAACCCGACAAGGGACCTCAGAGGGTTGTCAACTCCCTCAAGGTACCCTACGAGCACCTCCGCAATGGCCTGCTGCGAGTATTGCATCGCAGTTGGTTCCACAGCGATGATGCGAGGTGTCTTCAGCGTTTTAGGAACAGAGATGACCCTTACGGGCATCTCTGATCCAGGTTCGAGGATGTCCACATGGTTAAAGGAGTCAGCATGCCACTCACCCGGCGAGATGAACCCGTCGAGATGAGGAAACACTGACTCCAGACGCCTGGTCCACGCTGCTTGTTCGTACTTGCGGTTTCCCACAAGACGATCGGCAGTGGCTCCAGGCCCATGCTTTGGGACTAGACGTCCATAGTAGATGTCTTCATCTACTCGTTGGAGGACATCTGCCCAAAGGAGTCTGCCCAGTCTCTGGAAATCGGACATGTCCGATTCCGATCGAGATTGGTCAGACTCTCGGACCTCCTGCTCACACTTGATGTACTTCCGGAATGCCGACTGAGTGCGCCTCTCGGTGCACTCAAGCCGTACCTTGCCAAAAAGCAGAGAAATCTGCCTCATGGCTTGGATCGCATCCACGGAAGGATCATCAAGTAGCCGTCCGGTAGCACGGTCGAACACAAGCTCGAGGAATCCTCCTAGGAATAGGGGGAGACCTCCACCTCCCTTGCGGCCTTTCGGCCACAATGGGAAGTGATGAGAGAGTACCGCACCTTCTGCTAGAGCTTTTTGGAGCTCATCGCAGAAAGTGGGTAAGGTTATCGTGAGAAACGATAACCCCTCGTGTTCGACACGACTTTCGATCGTTTTAAGATCGAAAGTGGTGCTAACGCGACACCAGGCGCTCCTATCTAGGAGCACCTCCCGCAGAAGACACATGAGGCTTTTCATGGCCCCCCTATCTGATGGTAGGGAGAGTCATCCCGACTCATGTGTCTGCCGCCCCTTACAGACCCCACGGATGGGGTCAGCGACCGATCAGCTCTCACCACCAAGAAGCTTGGTGATGTTAGCACCGGAAGAAGCAGACAGCCACGCCACAAGGGCGTCGACGATCTGCTTCTGCTCCGTCACCGTATAACCCGTCACAGGCACGTCGCACACGATGTAAATACTCATCGAGTACGGCGCGTTCTGAGAGGGGAACAACGGGTCCGCAGCGGTCTTCCGGTGATCGATACGAGCCGTCCGACGCGTCCGCTTACCATAAGCGGACGAGAGGGCCAGCTTAACGTTTCCGTCGTCCTTGGAATAGGTCGAAGCGGAACCGTTAGTGGTAACACGCGGAAGCGTGTTGGCCACCGTATTGATCGTAACGGTCTGGGGGTCGGCAAACGCCATGAGATGACTCCTGCGGTTGTAGCCGCTCAATTACTGGTTGTAATTGAGTCGGCGGGTGGAAAGGGTCTGGTTTCAGGGATGCGCCGATCACCATTCCGGCAACTCCACTGATACCAAACGCTGCGAGGTACCAGTATAGATAGACCCATCCGTCAAAAGACCGGATGAGAGCTACTATACCTTTGGTACGGTGCCTCACAGCATCCTCTGAGCACGGCTCACGCCTAATGCTCCGAGGATGGCCCACTGGCGGCTGGTGAAACTACCAGTGTCCAGGCCGAACCCGTAGGG